TGGCTTTTTAGACGGCCCATCTTGTCGATTAGTGTGGATGGCCCTTGCCAGTGGAAGGCGTTGGTTGGCTTAGGCTTTAGCATAGGTACCCCACGCTGCGCAGGTGCGAATGGTCAGAGTTAGGTCGCTGCGGTTGATTGAACGGGTCGCACATGCCCACTTCATACGGGATGTATTTGCGCGTTGCATCTTTTGTCGCCGCCACGTTTCCAAGGTCAAGATGGCTACGTCCTAGCTTTGTGATGTGGAACGCTGATTCGGCTTCAAACAAGAGGCCAGCGTCTACCATTGCACCCAGGCGCATTGCTACGTGTGTAGGGCTTAATGGTGTAGCTACATCCTTGCTATGCGTGAAATATTCAGCGCGTCGAGGTGCCTGGGCAATGATGGTGAGCAGCTTTTTCTGTGCGGGTGTGATTTTCATTGGGTTTCCTTTGTTGCTATTAAATGTGTAGCTGCTTACGCTTGCTGGTCGGGCGCGTGGTGCTTTTTTGGCTTTAATTTCAATCGTGCAGCGGCCCCACGAACACGGTCTTCCAATGCTTGATTAAGGGTTTCTGGCCACGTATAAACTGTTTGTTGAACCGTGTACCCTAATGCCTGTGCAGCCAGTTTGGGCGTGCCGCCTAGCAGCTCTACAGCTTCCTGTTTTGTCATTGCCATGTGTAAATCCTTTAAAAGTTGCTGACCCATGTAATGTAACACAGTTTACATCGCCATTGCCATGACCTTGTTAAAACTATTTTACTTTTTTTGCAAATTTATGTGCATGGCATTGAAAAAGGCTTTACAATTACCACACACCAACACAACCAAGGAAACGAATGAACGCCAAACAAATCATCAAACGCGCTGAAGACGCTGCTGCTAAATGTGGCCACGACCAACTGTCACGGCTCGCTTATCAAGTGGGCTGTCTTCAAGCTGAAGTAACCATGCTGTGCCATCAGCTAAAACAATACACGCCCGCGACCAACGGAACGGAGACAACATTCCGAACCAACTCAGGCGCAGAGCTGGTTATTCAATACGATGCGGATGCTGACGGATTGAATGACATTCTGGGCATTTTCGCCAACGGTATGGACATCCTCAACCTAGTGGCAGATTCAAAAGTAATGACTCAGATTGAAGAACATTGCACCGACCACGCATACATCCAACGCAAGCAAGCTGCATACGACTTGGCAGAGCAGCAATGGGAAGCCAGGCGCGATGCTGATATGGAAGGCGGTGCGGTGTGAGTCAATTACAAACAGTTTTAGAAGCACTCACATTGTTAGGTAGTTATGCAAATCTACCACGCGATGCAACTAGCGTTGAAGCAGAAGCCATCGCCATCGTCAAGCAGATGATGCAGGCCGAGCCAGCATGGTTGCCTATTTTAAGTGCGCCCAATGATGGTAGAGATATTCTGGTGTACTTTAAGACCGCTGCAAAAAATGGAAATTATGCAATTTTGCATGTAGATAACAACCAACACGGACAGAATCCATTACGCGGGTATTGCAGTAGTGATCAGACCTACTGGATGGCACTACCTTCACCACCAAAGGGGGATGTATGACCATCGCCGAATACTTCGCCAGCCTGCCTCGTGGGTCTATCAAAGGAGTCGCAGCAAAGTTGGGCTACTCGCAAATTCACCTGTACCGGGTAATCAGCGGACAAAATCAACCATCTTGTTTTATGGCGAATTCACTAGCAACATTCTCAAACGGAAAAATCGACGTCAACACTATCACCAGAGGCGAAAGGACGAAACACCATGCGAGCAAGTAACACAAACAGCGACTGCCAGCCCAACGCATACCGCACGCACTTCAATCACCTGGGCGAGCCAATCAAGCAAGAGCCGCCATTCTTGCTAACTGACTTAATCATCATTGCCATAGCTGTGGTGGGTACGGCTGTATTGTTGGCTGGGGTGGTGTGATGACTGAATACTGCTACAGCACAGACGAGGAAAACTTCCAGCACGAATCAATGGGCGACCTAATTGATTATCTTTATGGAGAAACCGACGACAAGATTGGAGCCACCTACTGGAAAGGCGAAAAAGTCGCACTAAGTCACGCGTATTGCATTGACGTTGATAGCTTTCTGGAGGTGTGCGACGAACGCGCCTACGAGGAAATTGGCGAGGTGTACGACAACTGCTTTGCTGATGTAGATGACGACGAAAAAGCTGAGCTGAAAGCGTTAATTGTGGAGTGGGCAAAAAAGCACGTAAACATTCGGTACTGGAGAGTTCTTAATGTCCAAGAACTGAAAATCACTGCGGAGGATTTGGCATGATACACACAGTCGACACACTAATGGCTCTGGCCTACAAAATCCGTGATGCTCGCACCTACGAATGGGACGTAAGTGAGGCGGTTGAATCCTACGAAGCTCTCCGCACAGCACTGACGGAAGCGTTTGCGCAGCCAGTACAGGTTTCGTTGACTGATGAGCAGATTCAAGAAATCTATATAAGCGAATATAACAAAGGACACCACGGGCGTGATTTTGAAAATCTATTTGCCCGTGGAATTGAACGCGCCCACCACATCGGAGGTGACAAGTGACTGCGTTTTTCAGACTGTGCGCCATGTATCACCGATTCGGCCATACACCATACCGATCCATTGTGCGTGCATTGGAAACAATGCGGAGGATGATGTGAGCCTATTCAACAGAACGCCAACAGGATTGACGCAATCCGATGTAAAGGCACTCGATGCCGCCATGACGACAATTTTTGATGCACTACGCAATAGATTGCAGGGAATGGATGCAGAAATCGCAGAGCTAAAAAAAGAAGTGGCAGGGTTAAAAAAAATGCCTAGACAGTCATTGCAACAGAAATTAAAAAACAAATGACACCATCCGACATCTTTTCTATTGGCATGGAATCAGACACAGCCTACCGCCTTATGCAAGAACTTTGCAAGCTGCTAGATGTGCCATACCCGCCAGACCCTAACGATATGAGTGAAATAAATGTAAAAGAATTGCAAAAAACACAGTAAAAGCGATTACAATTGAAACTCAACAAACAAGGAAACGATATGAACAGATCAATAGAACAATGGAGCCTTTGCAGCCCCGCAGCAATGGTAAAACAATCAGCCGCTGCTGTGCAATATGCCTTTGAAGATGCGCGGCATGACATCTTGGAACTAAACAATCAAAACAAACGCATGCGTGCTTTATTGTGTATGGCCGCTTACCCAAAGCGTGGCACAAAAGAAGAAGCGCTAGACATTGCAGAATTTGCAAAAATCGTGCAATCAGTGTACACGGTTGACCAGTTGGAGGTGGGTGTATGAGCATTGCAGCACTAATACTAGGTTCATCCGGCAGCGGTAAATCCACCAGCCTGAGAAACCTAGACCCAACCAAGACGCTGCTAATCCAGTGCATCAAGAAACCCCTGCCATTCAAATCAGCCGGATGGAAAAAGCGGGTAAGCATGCAGGACGATGGCAACGTAATCCGAACCAGCGACCCGGTCATGATTGAGAAAATCATGCGTAAGTCACCTCACGACATTGTTGTGATTGATGATTACCAGGCGGTTATGCTGACGGAGATATTAAACAGAAGCGCAGAAACTGGATATGCAAAATACAACGATGTTGCCAAGGGGGCATGGAACATCTTCAATGCTGCGGGTGACTTGGCTGATCATCGGCGCGTGTATATCATGGCACACACCAGGACAGACGAATTTGGAAACATTCGTATGCAAACAATTGGCCGTATGGTTGACAACACTATTGTGCCAGAGGGGTACTTTACGATCGTACTGCGCACCGAAGTTACAAACGGCAATTACAAGTTTGTCACCCAGACCAATGGGCAAGATTGCTCGAAAAGTCCAATGGGACTATTTAAAGACCTGCACATTGATAACGACTTAGCGCAAGTTGATCAAGACATTCAAGACTTCTACTCAATTCCCCAAACCACTGCTTAACTACAAAGGAAAAAGCAACCATGTATAACCTCGACATTAACGCAGCACGAAAAGCTGACACGCAAGGCAACCAAATCAAAGAACTTGGCAAGTACCTCGGCGTAATCACACAAGCGGAAGACATCACCGCAAAAACCGGAACCAAAGGTCTGAACATTTATTTCACCAGCGATGCAGGCCAAAAGACCAAGGTTTCAATTTATGTGGAAAAAGCAGACGGCACGAAACTGAGTGGCTTCTATTTGCTCCAAGCGATGATGACCTGCTTGCAGCTTCGAAGCTTGTCACCAAAACAAGGCAATGTAACTGTTTACGACTACGATCAGAAAAAAGACGTAACTAAGCAAGCAAGCATTTTCCCCGAGCTATGCAAGCCAATCGGATTCTTGTTGGGCACTGAGGACTATCTGAAGCAAGATGGCGGTGTGGGTAGCCGCATGGTGTTGCGCGGTGTGTTTCAAGCCAGCACAGAGCTAACAGCGAGCGAAATTCTTGACCGAAAGACTGTGCCTGAAGCATTGCCCAAAATGGTGCAGGCTCTAAAACATAACCCATTGAAGACCGCACCAATGGCACATCGCACGCATGCTGCAATGCCTGATGATCAGTTTTTTGACGATTCTGATGGCAGCATCCCTTTTTGATGCTTGACTGATTTTTTGCACTGGTAGCCTCTAGGGATTCTCTGTGGAGCGCACTACCAGTGCCAATTTATTTATAAATATTTTACAAAACGCTAGCAAATTAGATTACACTATAAGCACACAAACAAAGGAAACCAATGACCAAGCTACCTGAACCATTCAAGAAATCAGGGCAGCAGATAGGCCCAGACGGAAACAACCGGATGTTTTTTGATGCCTACACCAAAGAACAAATGCTGCAATTTAGGCAAGATGCGTTGCAAGAGGCGGCGAAAGTTGCAGACGCAACCGTATGTGATACACACATACCAACTGGCGTAAAAATTTATGGGCAACGTGCAGGCAAAGCCATCCGCGCACTACTAAAGGAAACCAATGTCCTCACTTTTTGATTTGTCAAATCAGTACCTAGAACTAGCCCACACACTCGCAGAGCTTGATTTAGATGCTACAACCGTAGCTGACACGCTAGAAGCAAGCAACCTGCCTGAAGATATTGCCACCAAAGCGGCAAACATCGAATACGTTGCCCGCAGTGCAGAGTCTAACCATGCCGCGATTGACGCAGAGATTGCACGTTTGCAGGCTCTCAAAGCGCACCGGACAAAGATTGCTACAGGTTTGCGGGAGTACATCTTGCAAAACATGCAACGAATGAACATCGAGCGCATTGAATGCCCGTTGTTCACAATGAAGATACAAAAGAACCCAGCTAGCGTAGATGTGTACGACCCACTAAGCATCCCGGCCGAATACATGGTGACACCAGAGCCACCGCCTGCCCGTGTGGATAAGAAGGCACTAGCTACTGCTATGAAGGTGGGACATGAAATTCCAGGCGCACGTATGGTGCAAGGCGTGAGGTTGTCAATAAAATGAAAACATCCGACAAGATGCGCCAGATATTGCGAGAAGATGATTGGACACCAACCGAATTAGGTCGTGCTGCTGGCTGTGCAAGGAGTGTCGCAAACAACTTGATACAGCGAGAAATAGCCAATGGTAATGTGCAGTTTGTTGGATATAAACAAGAGACTGGAAAGCGCAGCAATCTCTATACATGGGTGGGCGATGACGACCTGATAACAATGTCAAAACGTGCTGCTGATTACTTGGACGAACATGCGCAAGACCAGTTAGGCAAGTCGATTGCTAATCACATTCGGAGGATGACATCATGATGACTAATTGGTTTCCAGTTGGAACCGGACCTGTGCGGGACGGGTGTTATATCGTTCGACTTCCTAAGTCAACATGCCAGCATTTTTGCCGCTGGGACGTGAAAACTAAACTCTGGTACAGCGCAGGATCAACAGGGCGCAGTAAATATGACGTCATGGGTTTTAGCAATGATGTTGATACTTACGAATGGCGCGGCTTAAGCATTGATCCACTGCATTTAGATCAATCTTTCCCATGAAAAAGCTATCAACTTACGCACGCAAGATGCGACGCACCGACCAAACCTACAATGCCGCAGCTTGGTTGAACACCTTGACAAAGTGCCGCGCCTATTCTGACGAATTGCTACCAGGTGCGATTGCCAAAGTGCCAAGCTTTGAAGCCATCCGCGCAATGATTATCGAGACCCGCATGGCGTTTGAGCGCATGAAAAGCGGGAATGGAACCTCCAATGACTACGATGTGCTGATTGTGGCATTTGGTGAAGCAAAGATACGTTATGCACAGATAGCATGCAACGAAAACCCAGCGGTGGACGTGCTAGACACTGCGGACGCTTCCTTGCTACGAACACGCATACGCTGGGAAAAAACGGGTGTATGGGGCTTTGATGGGCCTGCATTGGCAGAGATAGCGGATGGCCTCGACTTGTTTGAGGAAGTTGCAACAAATAGCAGCCCGATGCAAATGCACAATGCAATGATTGAGAGAAATAAGCTAGTAGAGCAAATTAGGAAACAAACATGACAACCGCTGAAATACTTCACCTGTTAAAGCAGACAAACCAGTTTGAACCATACGCCGATGTTTGCACGAGCGACGTAGTTGACGCTATCGAAGCGCTGCAAGCAGAGCACGAGCGGATGCAGACCAAACTGCAAAACTCGATTACACGCAGACAAGAGCAAATGGCAGCAGCCGATTTTGCTGTGGCGTCATTGAAGGAAGAAAACAACACCCTACGCCAGCAGCTATATGGAGCGCAGGCGCGTACTGGAGATGTGATGAAGGAACTACTTTGGATGCGACAATGGATGCGGAAAGACGAAGCAAAGGACGGTGTAGTGATAAGTAACGCAGTCGGTTATCAATGGAGTAAATGGATTGACCGCGTAGATGCAATCAAAGAAGCTTTGAAAGGCACAGCATGACCTACACAGCAACCCCAACAGTATTTGAGATACACGACGACGATGCAAAAATGTTTGCCGCCCGTGTAAGCATGTTTGACGAAGGAGGCGCAACGATTGAACTAAAAAGCTGCTTTGATCGAACCACCTTTGATGCAATCGTGCCTAGTCTGCAATATGCGCTATCGGCAATGAAGTTGGATGGTGACAAGTGAGCCGCGAACTAAGCGCAAAACAATGGGCGCGACGCGCACTTACAGCAGAACAAGAGCTTGAAACAATCCGCACCATGCGTAAGCAGGACAGCGAACGTGAACTTACAATGGCGCGAGAAAATGCAGCACTTCGTGTGGCAATGCGCGAGATTCAAGAGGCGAGCAACTGGGCCTACGGCATGATTGTAGATACTTTGAAGGGCAGCAAGTGAATGACGCTGATTACAGAGCGCTAATCAGGCGCATCATCGTCAGACGTATGCGCCGCCACGCAGCGTACAGACAAAGCCAGCTTGAGCAAATCAAACTCAGGACTATGAATACCATGCACAAACGCATTGGAAAGCCATATTCCATGCTACAGACACCGCAATTCAAAATGTGTGTTTGATATTCCCAACACGGCCCCCATCAAAAGCACTTAGGTGCAATTGCTTGGGGGTTTCTATTTTCCATGTGTGCTGTTTGCCAACAGTGCGTCTTTGTTTTGTGAACCGTTGGAGCTTCCAAACCAGAAAGCCAACACCATCATTAAAGCCCCGTCTAGTGTTCCAAGTACACGGCCAAGCACAATCTCACTTACTGGTTTTGGCATTTGTCCAAACAACATCAAGCCTTCAAACGAAAGGCAAAGCACTACCACAATCCATGTTAGTACCGACGGTGTGATGGACTTTGTGGATATTTGCATTTCGCGTGCTGACTTGCGATCATCAAAAACTAGTTGCTCACGCTTTAGTTGATTGTCGTCCATCCACTTTTTGAACTCAATCTCAGCCAGCTTGACTTGCGCTACTTGGTCTGGTGTTAGCTTATCCGCACTCATAGCCTCGCTGACGGCTTTAACCGTCTTTTCAGGCACACCTAGCTTGTCAGCTATGAAAGACGCTGCAATGGCCCCGAATGGGCCTGCAATGGCGCTACCTAGTAGTGGTGCAAGTTTTGCTAATAGTTCGTTCATGTGTATACCCTCGTTCCGTCCTGATCGATGATCAGAGCTTGCTTGCGTGGCTTGTCGCTGAATGAAATATGTATCCATCCACCGCCATGCTTATCAAACTCACGTATTACTTGGTCATATTTGATGTCGCTGGAAACAATAGCCTTTACGATTTTGTCAACACTACCAAACGTAGGGCAAGTAAAATCAACTGCCTCAGCTTTCACGTGTTGGCTGGTATCCTTAGAGCCTACAGCACGATTAAGATCAATGCACCTGTAACCAGAGCTAATATGAATTGGGTTAGCGCGAAGCAACAATCTAACTTGCTCAAGTCCTTCGGCGGTTCTTTTTGCGGGTGCATATAGTTCTAGCGGGATATCGTTATTGATTCCCAATCTAGCTGCTGTCTGTGACTGGGAGAATTCTTCGACTGTAAAGTGTGGTGAAAGCTGGGTCATTTAAAACCATGCGCTTTCATGTAATCAAGAACGATGTATCCAAGACCCACAAGTCCAGACCACACCAAGCCACTTAATGATTTTTCAATAATCGCTTTGCGCATTGCGGCACGATTGGACTGCTCTTGAATGGCTAACCTAACCCATTGCTGTTCCTGCTCTGTTAGGCAGGTGGGTTGATAGTGAACCTTAAGAGCCGTAATTATTGAGTCGACTAAATGCTCGTGTGTCCCGCTGCGTCGTTCACCGCCTGGATATGGTTTTTTAGCGTCTGTCATTTTTCAGAGATAGGTTGAGTGGTAATCAATCGAAGCACAGCAACGATAGCAGCAATCACCTGCATGGCAATCATTTGCTGAATTGGTGTGAGGTTAAACACACCGATGTACTGCGCGAACAGTGGCAGGATAGCCAGCAGGATTGCAAAGACGATGGTGCGGGATTTTAGGAGTTGGATTGCAGTTTGCATATGACAACTACGAGGGTTGACCAGAAGATGATTAGCGAGGTTGCCAATAGGGTGTAGGTGGTTTTATTAGTCATGAAAGGTAAATCAGCTCTTGAGTCCTACCGGATGTTGTCAATTCCATACACACATCGTTTACAAAAGCCAACACGCCACCTAATGACGCGCCAGAACCTTTAGGCACAGCAATGAGGTCGATTGTTCGCAGTCCAGAGTTGTATGTCATATCAAGAACAATACCGGTGAATAAAGCTAATCCTGCATTGTTCGACATTGCGATGGATGCTGTGTTTAGTATTAGGTCAGAGGATGCGCCGTTTGCAGCAACACTGATAACACCATCGTTAATGGAATATGCACCTTTTGCAGTGTCAAAATAACAAGAAGTCACAAGAGTTTCCTGCGCCCCACTACTCTCGTTTATCGAAGAAATCAGTCCGCTGATTCGTACATTCAAAGATCGTGCTGAATATCCTGCGGTGATTACGGGTAAATACACCTTTCCAATTACGTCTCCTGTGCCGTTACCAACACCCAAATAAGCCTGCCCTGTAAGCTGCTTAACGTGCTTATGCTTGTTAAGGGTGTACGTACAGTCTGGAAACTCCATTACGCAATTAACACCTACCCCGCAAAACTGTGTAGGAAAGAATGGGTTTCCATGAAAGCCAGAGTCCTGATTGACTCTAAATTTGATGTTGGACAGCACAGGCGCTTGGTTTCCTGAACCATTACTAACGCCGGGTGCAGAAATGAGTTTCTTGTATAGAAACGACGCATCTGCTGGTGAGTAGTAAGCAACGTCGCACTCAAACCCAAGCACTTTATTTTTTGCAAGCGTGCTTGGCGTGGGGAAATTAACTACTGGGTATGTTGGGTCTGTCCCAGCGCCAAACTCAACTGAGATTTTCCAATCAAAAAGTTCACCTATTTCAAAATTCAGCAGTGTTGATTTTGACTCAACTTTGAACTGCCCCCTGACCGCATCGACTGAACCACCCAATACATTTATACAATTTTGATTTGTTCCTGGCGTAGTAATGTTGATGTTTCCAAAATACATATTACCAAAGTTAATCGTATTTGCCCCGTACAGAGATATGTTAGATTTTTTCTTGTCGTAAGTGACTGCGACGTTTTCGCCAGAGAATGTGTTTACACCACATGAATGACTTGCTTGAATTGTTTGGTACGGGCTTGGGTAATCTGCTGAAATAGACGCGTACAAAGTTGAGAACAAGTAAGGGGTATCGGCAAAAACATTGCAAGCATGGAATGTGTTTTCCTCACTGCCGATTACCGCAAAGCCTATTGAGCCAAATGACGATGGCGCAGAGGCGTTGTATAGCTCTACCATGCAGTTATCAAAATTGTGATAAAGGCATTCGGGGTTTGCTGCTGTTCCACCTAGAAGGAATGCGCCCTTACTTGGTGTACTCACCCCGTGAATGAAATACAAACCTTCCCACGTTGTCCATGCGCTCCCAGATAAATCTACGCACCACCCGTCAGTCGAACACTTAATAGTTACACCTGATTTTCTACCACCTTGTGCAACGAATGAAATACCATTGCATGCCGATGTAGTCACATCAAGAGGTACAGTGTGCAGATAAGCACCAAAGGGCATTGTTATGGTCTTGCATGTTGATGCTTTGCAGAAATTTACGGCTGCTTGCCAAGCATCTGAAATACTAATCGACCCAGCGCCGGACGAAACATCAGACTTTTGAGCCAATGTCATAAAGTCGAAAATACTAACACTCTCCCTTAGCTTACCCTGTACCGTAGTAGCAACCGCACCAGTGCCAGCGGGGAGGTAAACGATGCCGGATGCGTTGGGGCTTATTCCAGAACCGTCAGGAAATCTGTAAACCAAAACGCTTTTTTTATCTTCCACACGAAGCGAGAAATTCACACCGTCAATATAAAGCTGTGATGGTGATCCGGCGTTGTAAACATAGCCGTTTACCGTCCGAAGTGGATTGGGTGCAACTTGCGTCAAAGCAGCATCAAAATACACATTTACCGGGTTGGTACGTGGGTCAAGATTAGTAGTACCAATCCAAACATAACCATTATCCAATGGAGTTCCATCAGAGTCTGCGAATATTTGATATGGGACTTGAATAGATAAGGCGCTCATGGAGTGGTTCCTGGTTTGTAATTCAATGCGCGGGTAATGCGCTCTTTAATCTTGCGGTCTTTAATTTGGTCGCGAATCATTTTTACACCCTGAACAATAGGGAGTGGGATGCCCGTAACCGTACCGGCAATTGCACCCTCTGCCATTAGCGCCATCATGGTTCGGGCTGTGCCTGAGTTATTGATTGACGTAAGCGGGGGGGTGCTTTGGATATATTTTAGAACTTGGTTCAAATTGCGCACTTCCTCAGCGGATTTTTTGCCAAGAACTAAATCAAGTTTTCCATTTTGATCTAATGCTTCAATTGCTTTATTCAATTTTGCCGATGATATAACTGGGAGGTTATCCGCACCCATACCAGCTTCAGCCTCTTTAGCTAGGTGCAGAACGGTAGCGCCTTGCAGTTCTTTCCATGCCTGTTGACCTTCGGGAATAGTGCTAAATACCCGCTTGATATGCTGAATCTCTGACGGGCGTGCGCTAAGAATGGTCTTTTGAAATACATCTTCAATCGGAACCTTTGCGTCAGACATGCCCTTTTTTTCTAACAATAGATTGGCCACAATAGCGCGGTTTTCGTACTTTTGAGCTTGTCGTGTACGTTGCGCACGCATGGCGCTTGTAATGTTCCCGCCTACGGGGTCGCCTGCGGTATCGATCGAGCTTTTCAGCATGGATGCAAGGCGCTTGTCATTGGGAGACGCTGCGCCCATCGCTGATACTGATTGACGGAAGTCCTCTAGCCTGCCTAATGTAGTAGGAAGTGGAACTAAGCCGCCTTTATCGTCCATTGATGCAATGCCAAGTCTGACGGCGTTTTGACGTGCTGTGTCAGTGATTCCAGTGATCCCAGATACACCCACGGGTTGTTCGTTGATAAACCCAATAACATGGGAAACGTCAACTTCCATTGCAGCTTCAGGGGATACCCTGAAAGCGTCGTACATGCTGCGGGTTTTGGCTTTTTCGGCTTTGTAGCCACTCATTAGAGTATCTACTGCCTTAATTCCCGTGTTTGACAAGTCGCCAGTCTCTGCGCCTGTATCGTCTAATACTTGCTCAAATTTTGACAATGCGGCGCGGTTGTTTTCCTGTTGACGCTCTAAAAACTGAGCCTGATATTCTGGCGTTTTGGCTTTTTCTTTTTCCCATGCCAATAGCTCTTGGCTGCGCTTCATCTCTCCTTCGGATAACTTTAAACCCGCCATCTCAGCTTCGGTAGCCCTTTGAAGTTCTAGCGGTGTAGCCTGTGACCCTACGGCAGAGCGCAGGTTTTGTTTTGGTGTATCTGTCTTGGTAGAAAATCCAACGGCCTCGCGCACTGTGTTTGGGATGTTGGCTACTACTTGTCCTGCTTTTTGAACCATAGGCACTGCACGCTCTGCCATTGCAATAGCAGGTAAAGCGGCCTGCCTTGCGCCCTGGGCTAGGGTTGTACCCAATGGGCCTACGATAGGGATAAACGGAGGGATTGACTGCAATGCCTGCCCTGCACCTTGGACTAGCTCTTGGCCATATTGCCCCCTTGGTTCGTAGGTAAGTGCAGCGGCTCCTTTGGTTGCGGCCTGCTCTACCAGTTGGTTAGCTTCGCGAGTTCCGAAAGTACCTCCCAGGATAGATTGAGCGATTCCACCCAATGCGCCACCCATCATGCCCACAGTGCCACCGATAGCACCAGTTCCAAGAGTTAAAGCGGCCTCGCCTAGTCCTGCGGCTTTATCCATCAATCCGGGTTGGGTTGGTTGGGGCTGGTTGGCTTGAGCAAATTGCGTGTTGTTTTCCTCGCCTTTGGCCTGTTGGTAGGCTTGGGCTACGGTATCGAACTCAGGCGTTCCACGCTTGCTCGAGTTCTTAACAATCCACGCTGCGTATTCGTCAGCAGTTGCCATTAGCGACCTCCTGCCAAAATCGCGTCAGCAGCGGATCGCACGTTATTAGCAGGGGCTACATTGTCCTTAGTGGGGATTTTTGCAAGGTCTGAATTTTCGCCAGAGTAGCGGCGTGAAACATCTTTAGCCACACGACTAGAAAAGTCTGTGAATGTTTCACCTGGTTTGACAGCGTAGTCACCAGCTTGGAACGTATCCCTTGCCCGTGTGAGTGATCCACGGTTTCCAGCTAACCAATCGACCTTTGCACCCTCTACGGATGATTCAATATCCTTGAGTTTGGCCATGCCACGCAAGAAGCTAGACAACTGTGCAGGGTTGGCTGTGGCAGGTGGGAAGCCTTCCATCACCATCGCAATGTCTTTGTCAGTAGCTGGGCCTGGGGGTAGAGAACTAACCGCCGCTGAGTTTTTCAGGCGTGTGAACTCTTGACGCAAAGCACTCACTGCGCCTTGTTCGCCTGTGGCCTTCTTAAGCCATTCTGCACTAGAACCCGCTATGCCCCACGCTGATCCAATGTCCTTAATACGACCAGCAAGGTCGTTGTATTGCGCGGCCTGTTGTTTTGTAGCTCCTGCGGTCACTGCCGCATCGTTAATCAACTTGCGAGCGCTTTCAGGTACGTCGTTCAGCTTAGAACTTAGCTCTGCCATTTTGACTTGGGTATCCATAGCCAATCGTTGACGGTCTAAACCAAGTTGTGCACCTCGTACATTGATTTGGTTTTGCAGGTTCTTGACGTTCCAATTCTTTTCAGTCAGTCCGGCCTCTTGCAGCCGCTGGGCAAAATCAGACTCTACCGCCTTAGTCTTGGCTTCGGATTGTGCTTTTAACAAAGTAGATGGTTGTAGCTCTGCCGCCCGTTGCTCAGTTGAAAACTTGCTTGCTGCTTCAAACATATCTTTAGCGCCTGGCAGTGCAGACACAATAGAAGATAATCCCTTGAAGGCCATAGCAGGGCCGTCTTTTTCCGCAGAATCAGCCAATCGCTCATAAAGTGCGGCCTCTTCTTGGTCGCCGCTATTCTTTTCACCATCCGCCCGTTTCCTCAATAGCTGAATGGCCACTGTTGGGTTATTTTGCAGAGCGGATAAAACCTCGGTGTTGAATTTGAGCGTTCCTTGCTGTTGTTCTTTGCTCATGCCCTCTAGATAAGGCTGCATGGCCTTGGCTTGGCTCTCAGGTATGAAAGCAGCCAATTCAGCAGCATCGCGCATCGTTGGGTTGGGGTTGGCAAAGAACTTACGCCGAGCTAATTCGGCGTTTTGTGCCTGTTGCATTAGCGCCTGTTGCTGTTGTAATGCGGCCTGTTGTTGCTGCGCTTTGAACGCTTCTTCACGTTGCTGGGCTTGCATGCCTTGAATGCCAGCACCCAATTGCATACCCTGCACAGCGGATTGAAACGGGTTTTTTAGCTGAGAGGTGTAATCTATTGGTCCCATGTGTGTTCCTTAGAATATTCCGTATTGGGCCAATGCCGAATTTGTGGCAGAGCCAACACCTCCAACATCTTGGAATGAGCCTCCTTGTTTTCCAAATCCGCCAAGAGTATTAGCCAGGCCAAACCCACCTTGGATAGCATTGCCAAGTTGATTTTGAGCCAAGACGCCACCAGCTTGAGCTGCGCCTTGTTGACCAATTAAATTAGCAACGTTTGCGCCAGTTTGCATACCAGCGTTACCAACTCCAGCCGCTGCGTTTTGTCCTAAACTTGTAAGACCCCCTAAGCGAGCGTATTGGTCTTGAATTGTCTGTGCTAGTAATGCTGGGCGAAACTGAGCCATTGCCGCTTGAGTATTTCCACCCCTTAGCCCACCCGTTGCCGATGCGTTTTGCAGCATGGCGTTCTCGCCCTGTTGCAGCATAGCGGTGTACTGTGGAGAGCCTTGAAGGGCAGAGATAGCGCCTTGTTGTGCAGGTGCGCCAGATAGACCGAGTAATGCCTGTTGTTGGCCTAATGCGCCATGGCCTGCCTGTGAATATGGCTGTAGGAGTTTTTGAATAGCATCAAACTGCCTGCGCTGTTCATCAATGCCGCCCTGTGCGGATGCTGATTGAATGTTAGCGGCTTGGCTTGCTGATTCTTGACCTTCAAGCGCACCGCCTAAAGTTGATCCAATCATGCCGCCCAATGGCCCACCACCTAGGAAGGTTCCGGCTATGCCGCCTATTGCTGAAAGTAAACCCATTGGACAATCCTTTTTTCAAGATGCCGCTGGTCGCAAATATTCTCAGCGGTCACATTTTACAACATTAGGTTATTTCTCTGCCAGATATTCGCAAAGTGATTGAACTTGCTGCACTGGCAATGGTAGAAATAAATCCGCCTGAATCTAGCGTGTGCCCTACTATCTCTGGGAGGGTGTAGGTTTCGCCCGGTGCAATGGCTCGTGCGCTTACAAGTAAGTTACTGGCGCCAGACGACCCGCTTACAGTGACTACGTTCACCGATAGCGTGACATTACCCGCCGTGGTGTTTGTGGCTGTGGCTTTGTCAATCACTGCCCGGCAATTGGTAGCGGTGTATTGTGTGGTTTGTGTATTCTCTGCTTGTTTAGCAGCGACTAATACTTTTGATGTAACTGTCATTTTTGTCCTTTACCAAGCTGGTATATATCTTGTCGTGCCGTTATCATTTATGGGTATCCACTTTGTCGGATTGCCTGCGGTCGGGCCGTTGGTCATAGTGGCCACGGCTGCCGCTGATCCGTTTGTCAGTGTGACAGACGAATCAATCAAGCGCCCGGTGTTGTTTTTCAAGTCCGAGGTAATAGATGCCCCGGTAGCTATCGTGATAGACCCGTCTGCATTGGTGATCGCGATGTTTGACCCAGCCGTCAGACGTGCGTTTTTCCATACACCCACGGTCGCGTCATAAATCAACAGACTGCCAGCCAATACGGTTGGGGTTATTTTGACGTTGTGCAGTTCGTCAATCTCGTAACCGTTATCAACCTTGACGAATATCTTTCCTTGCGTAATGTGCGCGTGAATTACATAACCAACAATAACCAGGTGAATCGGTGCGCTGGGTTTGATGTTTGTAATTTGCCCTGCTGTAGTTCCTGATAAATATAGAATATCTCCGTCTGCCCATGTTTCACTTTGTAGTGATCCGGTCGTATTGATGTCGCGCACTATTCCGCTAGTAGTGACGAATCCCTCTAGGTTATCTGCAATGGTTTCAGTGACTAGGCCGATAGTGTCGCCACTGTTTGCGTCGTTATTCGCTTGGGCTAGTGCAACCTTTGGGCGCTGCCCCTGTGCGCCTGAGATTCTCACGCATTGGTAAGCGGCCTCTGTGAGTGTTGCGCCTGTTTTGTTCACCACACGGATAAACTGCTCTTGACCCAATTGGAGATTGACGTTACCGCCCTTCATCCCAACGTCAATAGTCCCGTCAGTATCGTTCCATCGCATACGCCCTACCGCACCCGTAGTTGGCGCAGTGGTGGACATATCGAGGTAATCAGTTTTTACGTGATTGTTTAAAGGGTCAGGCGCGATATATTCAAGATTCTTGGCGAGATTATTCAGCGCATCTAATGCTTGGTTAGCTTTTGCAATAGCTGTGCCAGCGTCAGCCAAAAGCTCGTTAAACCCACTAGACCCAATATCATCAACTACAGAAAACAGATTCTCAAACTGCTTTATAGATTCGTGGTCCTTGAGAAAAGCAGCAAGCTGATTGCGTGTTAGGTTTAGGGTCTTCATACGCTCAAAGCCTCTAATTGAGCCTCTAGCCTTGCAAATGATAGATGCGCGTCGGTAGTGCCGTTAAACCGCTGTATTCGCCAGTTACGCATTGAACCCTGCTTAAACCATACCAGTCGTTTAGTCCTGTTACCAATTTTCCCGGCGCTTATGGTTTTTGGTTGGCTCCAAGTTATTCCATCGATGGAATAGGACGTGCTGATTAGTGGATCTGCACCAAGTGCCACCCGCCCGGTGAGTGCGACAAGTTCAAGCTGATTGAAAATTGCACCCATGCCAGCGTTGTAAGTAATCGACGTGCCGAATTCCCAGCGAACCGTATCGCCCCAATGAGTGCCCACGGTGTCGGTAAAGTACCCAACACCCGAACCAGATATGTCACCCACTAGCCATTTGTCATACGCCCAAACCAGATTGCGAGCGCGATATTGGCTAAATCCTGTTAAAGAACTGGTAAGGGTGAACCAGACGCTAGTTTGAAGTGCTTGCGATGCGGCCAGGTCATACACCATCGTCCTATCAGGAAGGTGGACGTATAGATATTGGTGTGATCTGTCGGTGCGAGCTTCAATCTTTACGCCTTGCAACTCGACTTCGGTGAACTGTTGTAGCACTAAATCAACCTCAGACGTGCTGATTTTGGTCGCTGTTGCGTTGGCGCCAAGATAAATGCCGGGTGATTCGTTTCTACCACTGCCTAAGAATGCGATGGTTTCAGCAAATACGCAACTCCCATGCGTACCGATAGCGCCCTTTTGAATCTGCGCACCAGATACGCGAGCGAATGGAAAGAAATCCCCTCCCACGTTATCGAACACTTCGATGGTGTAGCGGTTTAATGCGTAGACTTCATTACGGAGTTTAATAAGCGCATTGATAGGGTCTGGGTCGCTCTCGGATGATCCATATTTCAATGGATTGACTGAGGTAGGGTCATTTAACTCAGTGACAATCAAAAACTCGCCGTCAGTGGTTAGAAAGTATCCATCAACCCAGCAAAAATCAACCACTGGGCCTAAGTCAACGTCAGTCACTTGCGTGAGTGTTGAGCCGTTCCAATAGAATAGATTGTCGCTAGACGCAATGGCTAGGCGGTCGAATGAGTAATCCATTACGACTAACCCAGATCCGCCAACGTCGCCCAATGTGGTCACGGTTCCATTACTAGCCACGCTGACTAGCTTTGTGCCCATTACCCGATAACAAGTTCCGTTCCAATTGATGCCGCCACGGTCAGCGCCTGGGCCTGTACCGTTGGAGACAATGCCATCCGCAGGGCGTAAGTAACCCTTGCTGATTCCATTCTCTACCGGAGTAGGTATCAGGTTGACCGGGTAAGCAGTCCGAAAGTCCGGCCCTGCATCCGTGTAGACCCCATTCAGAATCGGCACTTGCATTTAGATGCTGCCTGTGTGAATGTTCAGAGTAGTTCCAGCGGCTGAAATATAAGCAATGTTCGCGTGACCGTCAGCCTTTTGAATGATTGCCGTGCTATTTGGTAAAACTGCCAAGTCCGCAGTGGTTGCAGTTTGTGCCGCCTCACCCACTCGCACGTAGCAGATATTTGCTCCACTGTTAGCTAATCGGATAGCTGTATCTTGGCTATTGATTGCAGAGTTAGCCGAACCAGCAGCGGGTGTTACTACCAGATTGCCGCCTACACGGGGGCGGAATTGTGTGCCGAATGTCATGTTAATTCTCCTTGTTTAGCCAATGCGCCAGTTAGTCCCATCATGGAACACTGGGACGGTGTTTGAGCCTCCACCCACTACTACCGCACCAATTCCAGCGGTTAGCGTTTGTGTAGCGTTGGTTACGCACGCTCGTGTTCCTGCTGTTCCTGTTGGCAGGCTTGCAACGACTACGGGGGTTGTTTTGACAAAATCAGTCAGGGTAATCGAAGTACCTGCCGCACTGCCCAGGTTTGCCGCGATGTAAGACAGTAAAAGCGAGATACTTGACTTTCGAGCATCGCCGTTGCTTGTCGAGAATACTGGCAGTTGGTCGCCGTTGCTCAGCGCGTCCAAGCTAGATAGTTGGTTGATCGTGGTCATGTGAACCTTAGTTAAAGTCGATAGCGCTGTCATTGCCCGCTAACAGTGGGTCAGTAGGTGGTGACAGATATGGAATATCTACAAACTTGTTACCTGCGCCTGAAGGCATAGAACCGGGCAGTTGTAGCTCCAATGGCATGGCATGAATGGCTGCTAGTGTGTTCAATGCGTCTTTAGCCGTTGCCTTGGTGTCGTTGTTAACCATCTTTCCATAGCCCGGTGCGAGCTTAATCGCAAGGTTGGTGATAATGGCTTCATTGGCAGAATCTGGTACGGTTGTTTCTTGGTCTAGGTCGCTATTCTCGGGGCTTGTAGGGATTGAATAGCCCACCCGAATGCCTTTAGCGTTCCATGTGGCCATCATCGAATCTAATCGACGCAATGCACTCTCATACTGTTCGGGAGAGATATCGAAGTCATAGGCCGCGATACCTATTTCTTCAAGCGATGCGTTGATAAACTGCCGTTTTGTGTAGCTCACAATAATCCTTCGATTTTCTCAGCCAGTTTTTTATCAGTAGTTCGCCCGTCGAACTTGATATTCAGTTCATTGGCTTTTTGCTCAAGCTCTGCCCGTGTAGGGGGTGAATCAATAGGCACTTCTATTTTAACTGCTTGCTTTTTGATTTTCTTTTTTGATAGCTTTTTCTTGCGCCATTCAGCTATCTTTTTGTGAGAATACGCACTCTCACCCGCAGCGGCTGTGGCTAGTTCAATCGTCGCAAACCATCCAGCTTCGATAGCTTGGTCGTATTCTGTAATGTCATTCGCAGTCTGACAACTCCACGATAACCCATTGGTCATAACGTAGGAGCCTGGGCAGCGGTAAACGTGAGTAGGAAAAATCATAGTTAAAAAGGAAGGGCCGAAGCCCCTCCTAATTCACTTTACTGGTTGAACAGTAACACGCCGGACATCTCTGGCTGCTTGTTCACCACACCGAACAACGTATCCAAGCGGTACTTGGTGGTCATTGTGTCAATGTCGTAGAACTTTTGCATTACCAGCTCGATACCTTGGTCGGTAGCTGCACGCATGATGGCCACACCAGCGTCACCGGGTACGGCATAACGCCCTGGCAGAATCTCGATTGCATCCTTTTGCCAGAATGGGTTGATGCTCGTGGCGTTGTTGTTCAAGAACACGATTGCAGCGGTAGCGGATGTGCTTGCCACGTTGATGTTCTTGTATGCCAGTTCAGCATCCGTTGGGGCAGAGTTAGCGCCAATCATCGGGGGGCTGATCGTCATAGT